AGACCAGAGCATGAAAGAATGTTGTGGGGTCTTGGTTTATCTGGTAACGCTTTTAAGAAAGTTTATTATGATCCTAACTTAGAACGACAGGTTTCTATATTTGTGCCTGCTGAAGATATTGTTGTACCATACGGCGCATCAGATTTAGAGACTTCGGAACGTGTTACACACGTAATGCGTAAAACACCTAACGATCTTAAAAAACTACAAGTATCTGGTTTTTATAAAGATATTGAACTAGAAGGACCGACCGACTACCTAGATGAGATTGAAAAAAAGATAGCAGAGAAGATGGGTTTTTCTGCAACACATGATGATCGTTATAAAATTCTAGAGATGCACGTTAATTTAGATTTACCTGGATATGAGGATAAAGATAAGAAAGGGAAAGAAACAGGTATTGCTCTACCATATGTCGTTACTATTGAGAAGTCTACGAGCGAAATTCTTTCCATACGGAGAAACTACCAACCAGAAGACGAAATAAAAACTAAAAGAAACCATTTTGTACATTATGGCTATGTGCCAGGATTCGGGTTTTATTGTTTTGGTTTAATACACCTCATAGGCGCATTTGCTAAATCAGGTACTTCTTTAATAAGACAACTTGTAGACGCAGGTACGTTATCTAATTTGCCCGGTGGATTTAAGACTAAAGGACTACGAGTTAAAGGTGATGATACACCTATTAGTCCGGCAGAGTTTAGAGATGTAGATGTACCGAGCGGTTCTATAAAAGACAACATAATGCCTTTGCCGTACAAAGAGCCTAGCAACGTGCTTTATACTTTACTGGGTAATATTGTTGATGAAGGTAGAAGGTTTGCC